GTGAGGCAGGCGGGCGCGGTACATCGGCTTATTATGAGTTGTTGGCGCGTCAGCGCGGGGCGGATGTTGCGAAAATCAGTGAAGTGACTCAGGCGTTGAAGCGGCAAGAGAATCAACTGAAGCTGAATAATATTTCTGTCGGTCAGTACAACAATGCGATGCGTATGGTTCCGGCGCAGTTTACGGATATTTTTACGCAGTTGGCAGGCGGGCAGAATCCGTTTTTGGTTGCGTTGCAGCAAGGCGGTCAGCTTCGTGATTCGTTCGGCGGCTTCGGTAATATGTTCCGTGGGTTGGCGGCGAGTATCAACCCGGCGACGGTAGCGGTCGGTGCTTTGGCGGGCGGCGTGGTCGCTTTGGGCAAGGCGTATTACGACGGCGCGGAGGAATCTAAGCGTTTTTCTGCGGCGGTCATCTTTGCCGGCGGTAGCGCGGGCGCGGCATCGGGTAAGTTGATGTCGATTGCCGATTCGGTCGGCAATGCGACGGGCGGATGGTCTGAGGCTCGCTCGGCGATATTGGCTTTTGTGGAGAGCGGCTCGGTCGCGGCTGAAAACTATGGGCGGTTTGCGGAATCTGTGGTCTTGCAGTCTAAGGCGACGGGCAAGAGCGTGGAGGATTTGGCGCGCGTCTATGAGGAAATCGCGGACGACCCGTTGAAGGCGGTCGTCAAGTTTTCGCGCGTCTATCAGACGCTGAATGCGGATGTCTATGAGCAGGCGCGGGCTTTGATTGAGCAGGGCAGGCAGCAGGAAGCTGTGGCTTTGGTGCAGGGTAAGTTCGCGGACGAATCTCAGCAGATGTCTGAGCGCGTTTTGGAGAATCTGGGCGCGATTGAGCGCGGCTGGAATGCGGTTAAGAAGGCGGCGTCGGAAGCTTGGGAGGACATGAAGTCCATCGGGCGAGAAGCTACGCTGGAGAGCCGGTTGGCTGAAAAACGGCTGTTTCTGCAACAAATTCCTGAGAATCCATACACGCAGCCGCAGATTGACGCGGCGAAGCGTGAAATTGATTTGTTGGAAAAGCAAATCAAGATGCGCGATGAGGCGCAGAAGCAGGCAGCCGCTATTCGAAAAGAGCAGGCTGATTCGGTCAGATATGTCGCTGATTTCGATCGTCTGAAGGAGCAAACTCAGAGCAAGGCTGAAAAATTTGCGCGCGAAGAGCGGCAATGGCAGGAAAAGCTTAATGCACTTAAAAAGCATGGCAGTAATCAACAGATTGCCGATGCGGAAAAGGTGCTTGCCCGGTTGCGTCAGCAGCACAAAGAAGAATTGGCGGCTGAGGCGGCTCGTAGTGCGAAGCGGTCTCAACGAGAAGCCAAGCAGAACAAGGCAAAATATAAGGTAAACCGCGCTGTTTTGGAGCAGGCAGCCAAATATGATTATGCAGGGCTTGAAAAACGTTACGGTTTGCCTAAGAACCTGTTGGCTGCTTTGTCTATGCAGGAGTCGCGCGGCAATGTGAATGCGATTTCACCAGTTGGGGCGCGCGGTACGATGCAGTTTATGCCCGGTACGGCGAAGCAGTACGGTGTTGATGTTCGTAGTGTTGCGTCTTCTGCTGATGGTGCGGCTCGTTATTTACGGGATTTGCTGAAACGGTATGACAACAATATTGTCAAAGCGTTGACTGCTTATCATAGCGGCGAAGGTAATGTAAATAAGGGGCGTATCGGTCCTATTGGCAGGAAGTATGCGCCGGAGGTGTTGGCGCGGCAAAACTGGTTGAATGGCGGTCGCGGCGAAATTGTTGATGATCCGCGTCGTGAGTTTTACCGCCCTTCAGCTTCTCAAAGTAAGCCTGAGCTTACCGACTATCAGAAATGGCAGGAGGATTTCAACAAGAGGCAGCTTGCGGTAAACGCGGAGCTTTCTTTGTCCGCCGCCAATGTGAATAAGATTTATGCGGAACAGCTTCGGCTGCTTTCTGACCCGACCTTTGAAAAATGGTCGGCGTCGGAGCGTCAGGCGGCTATGGATTTGGCGGTCAGGGCTGACAATCAGGCTGAGTTGACGAAAGAGGCGAAGAAATACGCGGATGCGCTGCGCGAACTCGAGACGGCAAGTCAGCGTGATTTCGACGACCAGTTGTTTGAGTTGTCGTTGTTGGGAAAGACACGCGAGGAAGTGGAGCGGCTGACGGCGGCGCGCAAATACGACAAGCTTATCGCGGAAGCGAATGCGGCGGGCGCGGGCGCGGATGTTATCGGCGGACTTCAAACAGCTAAACTGGATAATGACGGTCGTCTGCAAGAGCAGTTGCGCTTGGCGAAGGAAACCAAAGAGGCTTACGGTAACGATTGGCTGGCGGGCATTTCTGACGGCATGCGGAATTATTCGGATTCGTTCAAGTCGATGCGCGAGAATATGTCTGATGCTGTGACGGGGTCGCTCGGTAAGATGTCGGATTCGTTGGCGGATTTTGTGGCAACGGGTAAGGCTGATTTTCGCGGGTTGGCTGTGTCTATCCTGCAAGACTTGTCGAAAATGCTGATTAAGATGGCGTTGTTCAACGCGATGAAGGCGGCGATGAGTGCTTGGGGCGGCGGCGGCTTCAAAGACGGCGGCATAGTGCAGCAGTTTTCAAACGGCGGCGCGGTGTGGGGCGCGGGTACGGCGACGAGCGACAGTATCCCTGCTATGTTGTCTAATGGCGAGTTTGTCATCAATGCGGCGTCCACGCGCCGTCATCGTGCTTTGCTGGAGGCCATCAATAAAAACCGCTACGCTTCGGGCGGGGTGGTCGGCGTTGCGCCGCAGGTCGCTGCTTTGGGCGGCGGTACAGGCGGCATGACGGTAAACATTACGATTAACCGTGACGGGTCGTCTGATTCGTCGGTTGACGGTGATGTGGAAATGGCGAAGCAATTGGGCGCGGCTCTGCCTGCGATGATTGAACATTGGTATGTCAATAATGTGGCGCGGGTCGGCGGTCGTTATCACGGCAGCCGTTGATTCGGTCTAAGAGGTTTTATGGCTAAGGTTTTTAAATGGCAGGTTACGTCGGAAAGTACGGCGAAACATTCGTTTAATGTGCGCTCGGTCAAGTTTGGCAATGGGTATGAGCAGCGCCAGAAATTGACGCTGAAGCCGAAAATGCAGACTTGGCAAATCCGTATTGTGGGAATGAAGCCTTTGATTGAGGAAATCAAGGGCTTTTTTGATTCCTGCGGCGGTGTGGAGCCGTTTTTCTGGACGCCGATTGGTCGGGAGCGGCTGTTGGTCAAGGTGTCGGAATACACGGAAACGCCGAAGGGCGGAAAGGTGTATGAGCTTTCGGCGGAATTTGAGGAGGTCATGGCATGAATGCGCGGATGAAGGCGTTGTCGGGAACGATGCTCAAGGCGTTGTCTGCGGCGCAGCAGGATGTGTTGGTTGAGATGTGGGAAGTGGATTTCCGCGCTTTGGGCGGGGAGGTCTTCCGCGCCTGCAATCAGGTCAACGAACTGAATCAGGCTGTCGTTTGGAAGGGGCAGGAATATACGCCCTACCCTATTTCTGCGGAAGGTTTTGAAACGACTTCGCAGGGGGCGGGCAACCGTCCGACGCTGACGGTTTCAAACCTGCTCGGGTTTGTGACCGGCGCGGCTGACCAGTATAACCAATTGGTCGGGGTGTATGTCGTCCGCCGCCTGACGTATGCGAAGTTTTTGGATGCGGCGAACTTTAAAGACGGCAATCCGACCGCCGACCCGAATCAGGAAATTATCGGGAAGTATGTCATCGAGCAGATGACGAGCCTGACGGCGGAACGTGCGGTCTTTGAGCTTGCTGCGCCGTCTGAATCGGACGGCTCGGTTATCCCGTCGCGGATCATGATGGCGAATACCTGTATTTGGCAGTATCGCGGCGAGGGCTGCGGTTATGCGGGGCGGGCGGTTGCCGACCGTTTGGATATGCCGACGGATGATATTAAAAAAGATGCTTGCAGCGGGACGTTGACGGGCTGTCGGGCGCGGTTCGGAGCGACAGCGGTGTTGCCGTTCGGCGGGTTTCCGAGTGCGGATAAGGTGGGTGGGGCATGATTGAGATTCCGGATTATGAGGAAGATGGTATTTTATTTCTAGCGCAGTTGGTTGCGCCTGATGAATTGTGTGGGTTTGTGGTTCTTCATAAGGAGAAGTTGAGGTTTTTGGTTGCCAGTAATGTTGCCGAAAATCCTCAAGAGTCTTTCGAGATTGGGAATGCAGATTGGAGAGTGGCAGAATCTCGCGGCGAAATCGTTGCCATTGTTCACTCCCATCCAAACGGCGAGCCGTTCTTGTCGGGTGCTGACCGTCAAATGCAGATTCAGTCGGGTTTGCCGTGGATTTTGGCAGTTGGCGGTCGTCTAAAGCAGTTCCGCTGTTGTCCGCATTTGCGCGGTCGTGTGTTTGAATACGGAAAGGCGGATTGCGGGACGTTGATTCGTGATGCGTTTATGTTGATGGGCGTGGAGTTTCCCGACCATAAGCGCGGCGATATGGACGATGACGCGGCGCAGGATTTTTGGGAAAAGCATTTGGAACGTTGCGGGTTTGTTCGTGTTTCAGACGACCTGCGCGGCGGGGATGTGGTTTTGACGAGCTATGGCGGTCACGCGAACCACGCGGCGCTGTATTTGGGCGACGGTCAAATCCTGCATCATGCTTATAACCAGTTAAGCCGGCGCGAGCCGTTTAATCAGTGGTGGTCTGAGCGTGTGCATAGTGTTTGGCGGTATCCGGGCTTTGTGCCTGAAATGTTGCAGGCGGTCGAAAATGATTTGCTGCATTCGGTGGATTTATGATTACGGTGTGTTTGTACGGCGGTTTGCGCGAATGCGGCCGCCGTTTTGATTTGCAGGTTGCCAGCCCTGCTGAGGCGGTTCATGCGCTGACGGTGCAGATTCCTGCGTTGCGGCAAAAGCTGCGGCAGGGGTTTTATCAGGTGCGTTTCGGTCGGCGTGATTGGTCTGAGGGCGAATTGAAAAGCGGATTCGGTCAGCCTGCTGAGGGCGTGCTGCATATTGTGCCGCGCGTTCAGGGTGCGGGTAAAAACGGCGGAATCATTCAGACGGTCTTGGGCGTGGTGCTGATTGTTGTCGGTGCGCTGACGAGTTGGTCGGGCGGTGCGAGCCTTGTTGTTGCGGGTGTCGGTATGGTTGCGGGCGGCGTGGCGCAAATGCTGACGAAGCCGCCGAAATTTGAAACGGGCAAGGGTGTGGAAAGCAGCCGGAACAGTTCGTTTTCGAATTTGAGCAATACGGCGGCGCAGG